AGAGAAGGTTGGGAGCTCGTGAGAGCAGACGAATACCCCGATTTTGAAGCCCCTATAGTAGATTCGGGTAAATATGAAGGTGTTTTCGGAGTAGGTGGGTTAGTTTTAGCTCGCATGCCTGTTGAGACTATTGCAGAAAGAACAGCTTATTTTAATCAAAGAAAAGCTGATCAGATGCAAGCAGTAGATTCAGATATGATGAGGGAAAACGCACATTCAACTATGACGATCAATCGACCAGATCGTCAATCTCGTGTAACCTTTGGCGGTCCTAAAAAACAATAGGATGGCCCCATTATTGGAGTAAAATAAATGGCAAATCAACTATCAGCTGGTTTTGGTCTTCGTCCGATAGGTAAGGTAGGTGGCAACCCAAGTAATATGGCCACAACACAGTATGAGATTGCAAACAATTACACAACAGCTATATACAATGGCGGAATTGTTGTTCCGTCATCTGCAGGAACTATCATTTGTACAGATCAAGCGATAGCACCTTTAGGTGTATTAGCGGGCGTAGAGTTTGTAGACTCTGTTACTGGTAAAACTACTTTCAAAAACTATTGGCCTGGATCCAACGCAGTAAGTGTGGACACAGATTTTCCTGTGAAAGCATTCGTACATGACGATCCTATGCAACTTTATGTTGTAGTAGCAGATGGTACTAATACTAACAGAGCAACAGCTCTTGCAGATATTTTTATCAACTGTGACATGGCAAGTGTAAATAATGGTAGCACAGCTACTGGTAGATCTAGCGATATGTTAGATATCAGTACAGCTGCTACAACAAACACACTTGATGTGAGGATTGTGGGTCTTTACGAAGATGCAGCAAACGCAGATTATTCTGCTGCTGGGCATCAATACATCGTAAGGTTAAATGGTCACTTTAATAGCGGTACGACTATTGCAGTCGGTACTTACGCTACAACAGGCATATAGGAAGGGGTTAGAAAATGGCTATTTCAAGAGCACAACTAGCAAAAGAGCTAGAACCTGGACTTAACGCCCTGTTTGGTCTAGAGTACGATCGTTATGAGAACGAGCATTCTGAGATTTTTGATGAAGAATCTTCAGATAGAGCGTTTGAAGAAGAAGTGATGTTAGCAGGCTTTTCGACTGCACCGTCTAAGTCAGAGGGTGGCGCGATTAGTTTTGATGACGCACAAGAAACCTTCACTTCAAGATACACACATGAGACTATCGCATTAGCTTTCTCAATTACTGAAGAAGCTATTGAGGATAATCTTTATGATCGTCTTGCAGGTCGTTACACAAAAGCATTGGCAAGATCAATGGCACAGACAAAGCAGATTAAAGCTGCTGCTGTCTTAAACAATGCGTTTACTGCAGGAGCTTCTGCAGGTGGCGATGGTGTTGCTTTATTAAGTGCTTCTCATCCAACAATCAGTGGTACTCAAAGTAATATTTTGTCCACAGCGGCAGACTTAAATGAGACTTCGCTGGAACAAGCTTTGATTGACATTGCTGGTTTACAGGATGAGAGAGGCTTAAAGATTGCTGTAAGAGGCACTAAGTTGATAATTCCAAAAGAGTTACAATTTATTGCTGAAAGAGTGTTAAACAGTAATTTAAGAGTTGGAACTGCAGATAACGATGCAAATGCAATTAAGAACATGGGAATGTTACCGCAAGGTGCCGTTGTAAACCATTTCTTAACTGATACAGATGCATTCTTTATCAAGACAGATGCTCCAAACGGCTTAAAGTATTTTAACAGAGCCGCTATAAAGACCGCTATGGAAGGTGACTTTGACACTGGAAATATGCGCTTTAAGGCAAGAGAAAGATACAGCTTCGGTTTCTCTGACTGGAGATGTCTCTACGGAACACCTGGTGCGGCATAGCCTCCAAGCAATTTATTGCACCAGTTTTGAGGGCGGCACTTGCCGCCCTTCTTTTTTTGTGTATAATAAAAGAAACCTTGACAGTCGGATAAACTGACTGACATTTGCCACGACAAGGAGATTTACATGGCTAATACAACTTTTTCGGGTCCAGTCCGATCAGAAGGTGGTTTTACTACAATAAGTAAAAACGCTACAACTGGAGCAATCACTACACAATCAAGCATTAACTCAAGTGGATTTGCTTCATTAGATGCAAACACACTCTCTGTAGAAGCAGGAACAGGTATCACAACTGGTTCTGGAACTATATATAGAACTGCCGTTCAAAGAGTTGGTGGAATTATCACAACAAGAATTTTAATTGACCTAACAGGTTTAAGATCAACAGGATCTGGTGACATCATTGGTGTCAATGGAACTGCATTGGTTTGTCACATTGGTCAAATAACTGCTGCACAAAACGGTACAATCTTAACAGGTAGTATGGAATGTTTTGAAGCACCAGCAGGTGGTGATCCAGACTTAAACGTACACTCTGCAACAGAAGGTACTGGTGTTGAAGATGGTGCTATTAGTGGATTAAGTGAAACATTATTAGTTAACGCAGGTGATGCAACACTAGGAAGTAAGGTTTACTTCACTGCCGTTCCAGCAGCCGATGAATTCTTATACTTAACAACAGGTGCTGCAACAGATGCAGATTACACTGCTGGTAAGTTATTTATAGAATTAATGGGCTACGCAGCTTAATTATGGGGGCTAGTCCCCCATCTTTTATAAGGAGATTAATATGGCAGGTTTATCAGATGTACAAGCATTAACGATAAGTGACGAGAATGCTTCAGATGATGACAGATTAGTTACTGCAGCTAGACCCAATACAGCGGCTACAATGGCAAATACTACGTTTGCTGGAGGTGCAGCAAGAAATGTTATTGTTACAACTACAGGTACAGGAGACAATGGTAAGACAAATACTATTGTTGGCACGGATGTTTTTGGAGATGCACAAACAGAAGTGATTACATCTACAGGTTCAGCGGCCTCTGTCGCAGGAGCTAAGTTATTTTTGACTGTTACGTCTGTTACTAGTTCCGCGCAATTTGCGGCTAACATAAAAGTAGGGTCAGGAACATTATGCGCTCAGGCTGTAAGAGGTTCTATGAGAATTAGAATAAAAGGCATGTCTGTAGTATCAGGTGGTACCGCAGGAGATGTTGAGTTTTTCAATGGCACCCCTGAAAGCGGTACAGTTTTATTTAAATCAAGAACTATTGGTACAGCAAATACAACAGTAGATAGAACAATACCGTCTGAAGGCGTTCTTTTTAATAACGGTGGTTCTGTGAAGTATACGGTAGATGTTGCAGATAATATAACGGTTTTCTTTGCGTAAGAGGTAGCATTGTCTTCTAAGGGTACGATGAAAGGTCACACTATCAGTGGTGGTCATAAGCGTAAGACCAAAGATGGTGCGGGTATGACTAAGAAAGGTGTTGCGAAATACCGAAGAGATAACCCTGGAAGTAAATTGAAGACCGCTGTAACAGGCAAAGTTAAAAAAGGAAGTGCAGCTGCTAAGAGGAGAAAGTCATATTGTGCCAGAAGTGCTGGTCAAATGAAAAAGTTTCCAAAAGCTGCTAAAGATCCAAACAGTCGTTTACGACAAGCTAGAAGAAGGTGGAAGTGCTAATGCCTAGAGGCAGACCTAAAAAAGAAAAGCTCACAGTAGAAGAAGTCATGCATGAGCTGGCCAAACACGAAGCTGAATGTACTCTTCGATACAAGAGAATAGAAGAAATACTTGGGGATCAAAAAACTCAGCTGAAAGGACTTGATGTTCGTATGTGGGGATTAGCTGTTTTAATTATAGGGGCTGCAGCAGTGCAGAAATTATTATGATGACAAGTAAAGTAAAAACAGGACCTAAACCATCTAAATTAAACGTAACTTATTTTAAGAATGGTGGAGCTGCTTCTAAAAAATCAAAAGGCAGTAAGATATGTCCCGCTGGTAAAGCGTGGGCTAAAAGAACTTTTGATACATACCCTAGTGCTTATGCAAATATGGCTGCTTCAAAATATTGTAAAGATCCTAACTATGCAAAGGGCGCAAAAGGTAAAAAGTAATGGGTGCACTTAAAGATTGGGTAAAACAAGACTGGGTTCGCATAGGAACTGATGGGAAAATCAAGGGAAAATGTGGGACATCTAAGGATAAGAAGAACCCTGACAGATGTTTACCCCGATCAAAGGCAAACAGTTTAACTCAATCTGAAAGGGCTTCTACAGCTAGGAAGAAAAAGAAAGAAGGTGCAAAAGGCAAGACCGTTGTAGGAAATACGCCAGCTGCCAAGGTAAAAAAAATGAAATTCGGTGGTGTTGTTGCGAAAGGTTGTGGAGCGGTTATGTCAGATAGGCGAAAAAAGACAAAGGGTTCTGTAACCCGATTAACATAAGGATTTAATATGACAACATCTAATTCTACTAACTTCGAGATCGATGCAGCTGAATACATAGAAGAAGCGTATGAAAGATGTGGTTTAGAAGTAAGAAAAGGTTACGATTTAACTAGTGCTAGACGATCTTTAAACTTAATGTTTGCAGAGTGGGCTAACAGGGGCTTAAATCAATGGACAATTACACAAAGAACACAAGCAATTACGTCTGGAGACCGTGAATACAGCTTAGGAACAGATGTCATTGATATACTTAATCTTGTTGTGAGGCGTTCTGGTACGGATTTTTCTATGACAAGGGTTAGTCGATCAGACGATCTAGCTATCCCAAACAAAGCCACTACAGGCCGACCTACACAGTTTTTTCTTGATAGACAAATTACACCTAACTTAAAAGTATGGCCAACACCTGAGAATAGTACGGATGTTATTCACTATGATGCTTTGACACGGATAGAAGACGTTGATTCTCAAGTTAATACTATGGATGTCCCGTTTAGATTTTATCCTTGTTTGTCGGCAGGATTAGCATATTATCCTCACTAAAGAAAGCTCCACAAAGAACTCAAATGCTAAAAGCCATATATGAAGAAGAGTTTGAGAGAGCTATGGGAGAAGATAGGGACAGGTCCAGCTTTACTGTAAGCCCACAATACGCGTATTTAAGGTCTAACTGATGCCTAGATTTGCCACAGGTAAAAACGCCTACGGCATATCTGATAGATCAGGTATGAGATACAGGCATCGTGATTTAAAAAAAGAATGGAATGGCTCTCTAGTTGGTCCTGATGAGTTTGAGGCTAAACACCCTCAGTTAGGTCCTTTTAGAACCGTTGCAGATCCAGAAGCTATTAAAGATGCGCGTCCTAGTCGAACAGAAAACCCTGTAGAGGTTCTTCTAGTCTTAAATCCGTTTACATCAAGCACGTCAGGATCAGGGGTTATAACAGTACGAGAGTTTGGACATGGTAGATCTAGTGGAGATACGGTAAGGTTTAGAAGCCTGTATGGTTTTGATGGTTTTACCAAAGCAGTTTTGGAGCAGTCCGCGGGTTACAGCATAACGGTTGTCACCACGGACACATATACATTTACAGCTAACGGAGAAACCGCTACAATAGGTGGTATTGTAGGAGGCGGTAGTCGAGCTACAG